TCCGCGTTGTAGCTCAGCCGCTCCACGTTGCTGATCGCCAGCCCCGCGTTCAGGTTCAGCTCATCGCGCACGTCCCCGGCCCGCAGCAGGCCATACGGGAAATACGTGCCCATGATCGTGCTGAGGTCGATGACGTCCTCGCTGTACGCCGCAAACTCCGGATGATCCGTCGGATCCAGCCAGTCGGACCAGGTCATGTAGATCTCCGTGTCCGTGGCGTTCCCGCCGGTGACCCAGATATACCCGTTGTTGGTGATGTTAAAGTATCCGTCCACCGGCGTGATCGCGCTCTGGGCGCCGTCCAGCGTCGTGGAGAACTTCAGGGCCGAATAGGTTCCGGAAATGCAGAAGCCCATGCTGTCGGAATACTTCACCGCCCGGGCATATCCCACGTCGTGGTTGTACAGGTTCCACCCGGTCGCCACGAAGGTCGCCGGCGTCGCCTGGGTGATCGTGCCCCGGTCCTCTTTCACGTAGACGACCGTGATCACGTCGCCGTTCTTCGGCGTGCCGGTCACGGTGATGCCGTACAGCGTCGGGCTGACGTTCCAGCCGGTGGTGTAGGTCAGCGTGGTGGTCCCGCTCTCATCCACATAGGCCACAAAGGTGTCCCTGTCAATGGTCGCCGCGATGCTTTCCTCGCCGGCTTCCCGTTCCACGGGCGTTACAGTCATATTCAGCTGCTCCGCCACGTAGCCGGTGTGGATCCGGTTGCCCCGGAGGCCGGTCAGCCAGGCGTCGCCGTCCTCGATGGACGCGGATCCGCCGGCCGTCCGGAGGCTGAACGTGCCCACCGTGTTCTGGGAAAGGCTCGACCGCAGGTTGTCCGCGAAGGGCACCTCGTCCACCTGTACGTTCCCGTCCTCGTCTCCCAGGACGCCGTTGACGCTCCGGATCCGTCCCTCGATGGCGCTCTTGACCTTGGTCGTGTCCTCCGCGCTCATGGGGATGTCCGCGGCCGTCCGGTTCCCGACGCTCTGCACCGCCAGCGCCAGATCCGCGTCGGTCTGGTCCATGGCGGCGACCTTCGCGCTGATCGTCGGCGCTCCCGCCACGCTGCTCATCTGGATGTTCTGGGCCGTCTTTCCGTCCACCGTTTCCACGGCGGCCTTGATGGTGGAGGCGCCGGATCCGCTGCTGATCGGGATGTCCGCGCCGGTCTTCGCGTCGATGGCCTCAATCTTCGCCTTGACCTTGGTCGTGTCGGAGCTGCTCATCTCAATCTCGGAGGCGTCCACGATGATGTGGCCCTGCGCGTCCGCGCTCTGGCCGTTGACCGTCACCGCGTTCTGCAGTTCGCTCTTGTCCGCCTTCAGGGCCAGCGCGTCGCCGACGGCCTTCGCGTCTGCCGCCTCGCCGGATACGCTCAGTGTATCGTCGATATTAACCGTCACCACGGTCGCGTCGTCAATAACCTCTTCCACGACTTCGTTCAGATCATTGTCCGCCATATGCTTATACCTCCCCCAAGATTCCATTGATCATCAGTGTGTTCTGCCCGGTTGCCGGCACGCGGACGATATCGCCTTCAATCATCCGGACGCCCGCCGTCAGCGCGTTTACGCACATGCCCTCCGGCGCGGTCCCGTCCCAGTACGGATGGACCACATACCGCCGCTCCGTGCTGTAGGAGCCCGTTTCCCACTGGTCCGTGTCGTCGTTGTGGAACTGGATCAGCACAACCCCGTTCCCCAGGCCCTCGTCATCGTCCAGCCGGTAGAACCGCTGCAGCACGATGTCCCCGGCGCTGTTCCGGATCGTGTAGAGCATCCGGTCGTCCGCCGTCCAGTCCTCCCCGGTCTTCCGGGTGGCCCGGACCTTGAATGCCCCGGTGTCGCCCCGGTGCATAGTGATGCCTCCGTTTTCGTTAACCTCAAACATTCTGCTCGACCCCCTTGTTCAGCGTCACGGTCAGGACGCCGGTGTCCATCAGCTGCATGGCGTCCGGAATGATGAACCCTTCCCAGGTCCCCGCGTCGCCGTACTGCCAGGAAAGAATCTCCCGCGTTTTCTCCGGATCGCAGAAAACAGCAGCGGCCTCGAAGAATGTCCCGGGCCATGCCGCGTAGATCGCGATCCGCTCTTCACCCAGGCTGACCACATACGCGTCCGGGATCCGCGTCCCGTCCGCCAGTTCAATCCACTCGTTCATCCGTCTCCGCCTCCTCCGCGGGCTTCTGCTCGTCCCGCTCGATGGCCGCCAGGCACTCCAGCAGGTTGTTCCTGGCGCTGGATATCGGGACCGCCACCTGTTCCGTCAGCACCGCCGGCACCTGGATGTTCCCCAGCATGTCCGCCGTGATCTGCAATACTTCCTTCAGTGTCATGATCCTTTTCCTCCTTATGTCGAGACGCCGCAGTAGAATTTCAGCACCTGCCCGCGTACCGTTACATCGAAGAACAGGTACCCGGGCGCGTCGATATTCGACTTTTTGATGTCCGTTGACCCGGCGCGTTTCCGCCCGGCCGTGCTCGCGGTGCTGGGCTGGATGCTCGGCTTTGCCATGCTCGGGTTTCCCAGGTCCGTCTGGATGTTGTACCCGATCTCAACGCCGCTCGGGTTGTCCTCGTAGTCCTTCAGCGTCGCCGTGAATGTGCCGCTCTGCCATGCGGTTTCCGCGCCGATCTTGACCGCCTTCGTGCTGGCCGTGCCGGCGCTCTTGGTGAACGTCACCCGGGCGTTGGCGGTGTCCCACGCGCTCTTGATGATGTTCACGCCGTTCCGGCCCGTGGTCAGCCCGGAGTTGTATGTCTCCTGGGTGCTGACAACGCCCTTCTGGATCTTGCTCGCCCCGCTGCCGGTGTAGATCTCCACAAACCTGTTCGCGACGTTCTCCTCCATGGTCATCTGCGTCAGGAGGATCTGGTTTTCCGGGATGTTCGGATTGTCTTTGTAGATCTTGACGTTGACGGTCTCGTTCGCCGCCACCCCGCCGGTCTCAATCTGCTGGTACACCGACGTGCTCAGCGGATTGGCCGCTCCGGTTACGGTGTAGGTCGTGCCGCTCCAACTGCCGTATATGGTCGAAGCGGCCTTGCTAAAATTTATCGGGTCACCGTAGAAAGGCGTCAGCGTCAGGACGTTGCCCGACACGCTGGCGCTCTTGATCATGTCCTTCAGGGTTGCCGTATTCAGGTTGTAGTATTCGCCGGCGTACTGCCCGCCCAGGAACCGGATATTCCCGTTTGACGGGACATTGTACTGCGGCACCTGGATATAGCTCCCGGCTGTCGGCATGGACAAATTACCCAGGATGGTCGCCGTTTTTTTGACAACCAGGTTTCCGTTCTCAATCGTGAACACGCCGGAAACCTTCGTGTTCCCGCTGATCGTCACATGGTCCGCGCTGATCGATACGCTGCTGCCTTCGTTGTTGATCGCCGTCACGATGCTCGCGGCCTTGATGACGTTCTGCCCGCTCTTTTCCTCGACCACCAGGCTGATCTTCCCGGCCTGGACGCTGATCCGCCCGGCCAGCTGGCTGTCCACCCGGGTCCGGTCCGTCACTTCCTGTGTGATGGCGTCCTCCGTCTGTTTGATCTGGCTCGTGTGGGTGACGATCTCGCCTTCCGCCTTGACCACCCGGGCGTCGATGCCGTTGCCATCCACCGTCAGCGTGGCAACCCGTGACCAGTTCGCGCCGTCGCCGTCCTTCCCGGCGACCGCCTCCGCCACCAGCTCCACCTTCTCCGTGGTGTCCACGATCCAGGCGTGATCCTCTTCGGCGTTCTTGGCTGCCGTCCGGCCGCTCCGTCCGCCGCTGGCGTTCTGCTGCTTCAGGATCGTCGCCACGTCAACGATCTCGTTCGCCAGGGTGATCGTCACGTTCTCCGGATCCTTGACCACGTCCGGATAGCTGAGCTTTGTCACCCGCTCCGTGATCACCGTGCTGAGCTCCGGCAGCGGCACCCGGCAGATCGTCCCGATGACGAAGCTGTCCAGGCTTTCCCCGGTACTCTCCGCCAGCTCCAGCCCGCTGATCGTTACCGTCACGGACGGCTCGCAGTGGGCGTCCAGCCGCTCCTGTGCCCAGGCTCTCAGCTTTTCCTTCGTGTCCAGGCTCTGGTCCGTCTCCACCTTGCTGACGGTGCCGTAAAGGTTCTCGTTTTTGCTCAGGTACTCCCCGTCAATATGGACGTTATTTTTCCCGATCGGGTAGATCCGGGTGTACATCCGGCTCCGGTCAATGGTCTTCTTCAGCGTCCGGATGTTCCGGTCCATCCGCATCTCGCTGCGGACGGTGCTGTCCTTCTGCCGGATGTGCAGCGTGAACGGGTAGCTCCGGAAGTCGTACTCCCAGATGCAGTCTTTCAGGCTGCTGCTGATCGTCTCCAGCGCGCTGAACAGGTCGTCCCCGTTGAATGAGTACGGGTTGCTGACGCTGTATGCGAAGTCCCCCAGCTTCCAGTCGCTCTGTTTGCCCAGCACGTAGGCCACCGCCGTCCGTGCGCTGACCGTGCTGGCGCTGTTCCCGGCGATCATCTTCGTGGTGATCTCCCCGAACATAATCCGGTCCCGCAGCGTGTTGATCGTATGCTCCAGGGTGATCGTCCGCGTCTGCCGGTCCACCTGTTCGTCCACGGTCTTGACCCGCCAGACGATTCCGGCCCCCGGCCCGCTCTCCGCCATCACCCAGTTATCCACGCCCAGCACCGGCGCGGACGGGCTCAGCGTCAGCGTTGCCGTTGACTGCCGCTCGCTCAGCTGCAGCCCCATGCCCTCCGGCTGAAACCGCTCTTTGGGCGTCAGGCTGTGGCCGTTCAATAGGATCATCATAAGTATCTCGCCCTCCAGCTGACCGTCATCCGACAGGCCCGCTGCGCGCTGTAGCTCGCGCTGCGGTTGCCGGGTTTGGTCCGGAAGTCATCCGCCGAACCGGCGGACCGGATGGCCATGGCGCTGCGGTAGCTCCCGCCGGCGCTCCGGATCCGGATGCGCAGCAGGCCCTCATCCGTGTGATCAATCACTAAGGTCTCGTTCGCGCCCAGGCCCAGCCCGGTGAACACCATGCTCTTTCCGTCCACGGTCACCGTGGCGTTCGCGATCGGCATCCCGCTGGTGTTCCGCAGTTCGACGTTTGCCTGTGTCTCCACGCTGCCGTCCACCTGCATCCCCATGTTCCCGGATGCCACGTTCCCGCCGAAGGTGATCGTCTTCGCGGTCTCCTGCTCCCAGTAGGGCACGCCGTAGGCCCGGAAGGTGACCTGGAACTCCTTCGAGTAGTCCCACAGGCTGCCCTCGCCGGGCGCCTGGGCCAGTACCACATGCAGCCGCCGGTCCGGTTTGTAGTTCACCGTCATATACCCGCCGCCGGCTGCCCAGGCGTTCACCGCCTCCAGCACCTCGCTGCGGGCCTGCATCCCGGCCTCGCTCCGGCCCTTTTCGTGGATCCGGAACTTGACCACCATGTCCACCGTCTGCCGGCGCATCCCGGTGATCCGCTGGCCGTATCCCGCCGCGGCGTCCACCGCCGTGATGCTTTCCCGGCCGTCCGCCGGTTCCACGCTGCTGATGCAGATCCGATCATCCACCTCATCCAGCTGGATCCCGTTCAGCGCCACACGCCGCTTCAGTAGCATATCATCACCTCATTACTGTACCTGCCGCGCAATTCCCTCGCTGATCCGCTGCGTGAGCAGCTGCCCGACAGCGTCTCCGTCCAGGTAGACCCGGACATTGCTCAGCCCGTTGAAAATGGACGCAGGAAGCTTGTTGATATCCTCCCGCATGGCGTGGATCTCGACCTGCGTATTCTGCGCGTTGTTCCCTCTGGGGTTCAGCCACCAGTCAGCATCCACCGCGCTGGTCTCGCCGGGATCACGGACGATCTTTCCGCGTCGGACCTTTACGATTTGGTCGTCGTTCGATGTATCGTTCTGAGCCTGCTCGCCGATCAGCTGCCACCGTCTGCGTGTGTTGTCCTGTTCCAGCCATTCACGGGCCATCTTTTCATACATCGCTCCATAGTCGTTTGGATTCTTCGTATTGTATCTCCCGTTGATCATGCTCATCATGAGATTGTCGTCCCACAGCATCCGCCAGAACTCATCCTCGCTGAATGTCTCACGCAGGGTGTCCAGCATCTTGAAAACCGTCTCCTCGTATTTATACTTGTTGTTTGCGCCGGTCCGGATCGGGTTCTCATCGTTCATGTTGGTCCGGGCCAGGAGCAGCGCGTTCAGATCGCTCTGGTAGACACCCATCTCCGTCATCTCGGTGTATTCGCGCCGCCACTGGTCATCCTTGAACTCGTTTTTCCCGCTGAGCAGCGAGCCCAACCCCTTGTAAAACGCCGATGACCCTTCTCCGGTGCCGGCATTTTGTTTGACGTTGGCCCACAGGTCACCGGCCCATGCGCCGAAGCTCCGCTTTCCGGTGAAAAAGTCGCCGATCGGATTGACCGTCACGCCTTCCTGTGCTTCCCGTCCGTTCAGCGCAGCGTTGATATTCTCAAATGTCTGGGCCGCCTCGTTCGCTTTGGTTTCGTCATGCCCGTGGATCAGTTCATACAGCAGCGGTCCGCAGGTGATCGCCGCCAGGGCCACCGGCAGCAGCACGCTTCCGGCGCTTCCGGCAGCGCCCATGGAAAGG